CGTTGTGAGAATAACGAGCAAGCTGCAGCGATAGCAAAAGCTCTTTTATGGAGAAAAAACAGAGAGCATATAAAAGGCAATATTACAGTTCCTGGAACAACTCTTTTATCTGCGGGAAATAATTTTCAGCTTACAGGAGCGGGAAAGCTTTCAGGTGTTTACCAGGTCTTGTCAAGTACTCACAAAACCGGAAAAAACTATACAACAACAGCGGAGGTGTTCCGTGTTAAAAGCTGAAGGATACATAACAGAAATAGACAGTAAAAAGATGCAGGCAAAAGTACATTTTCCGGGACATGATGATGTTGAAAGCGACTGGTTGCAGATAGGATTTATCGGACCTGATAGCTATTTCAACTATAGAAAAGATGATTATGTTGGCTGTATGATGGACTCAAATCTTGAGGATGGCTGGATTGTTTGCAGACTCTACTCGGAAAATGTTGAATTCTCAGAAACAGGTGAAAAGCTGTTTGTAAAGGAGTTTCGTGACGGAACGAAAATTCAATATGATGAGGAAGCAGGAAAACTAACAATTGAAGTGAAGGGAGATATAGAACTTGAAACAGGGCAAAAAGTGATGCTCAAGGCTTTCGGAGTCGATATAGGAGGAATAGGACCTTTACAGGGTGCTGTCCATGCTATGTCACTATGTCCTATTTTTAGTGTGTGTCACCCCGGCTCAACAACTGTGAAAACAACAATGTGAGGTAATATATACCAATGGATGCAAAAGTGTTAGCTACTTTAATATTGCAAGAGAGAGCAGCTGTAGGGCTTATTGAACCGACTGGTGAAGCTGCAAAAAAACTTGCTTTATCAGACGCAAAAGCTCTTGTCGAGTTTTTGAAAAAACATGTCTCTGTTGTTGGCACCTCTCCATCCGGAGCTGTAACAGGAGAATTACAATGAGTTGGAGTAATATACAATTATCTGGTGTTTTTGCAAAAATCAATGCAGATGCACAAGCGAGAGCTGCAAAACTGATGGAATCATTGACGGAAATGCAGGCGATTAAATCGGCTGTTCAAAGTGTAATAACTGCAAAAGAGACAGAAGTTGACAACCTGAAAAACTTGCTTTCTGAACTGAAAGAATCAGGGTTTTACTTTATAGCACTTTCTGCGCTGCAGGGCAGCTGGTCAAAGCGCTTACAGAATGCCGACAACGCTCCGAACAATTCCGCCACACTCTATTCAGCAGCTGTTGTTTCACTTGCAATTGCACCCTCTCCGGGTCCTGTTAATTCAGCGTTTAATGCGCTGAGAGATGCTATGCAAAAGCCGCTTGAAAATCCTTTTGCAGCTCCGGAGATGCCGCAGTTTTCAGCTCCGGAAAAGACTGGCCAAGAGATCGATTTTGACACAAATGCCTGGCAGAGTAAAACCATCTGTGATATTATGCCAGGGCAATTTGCAACGGCTGAAAATGAACTCAATGCAGAGCAATTGATACTTGACCAGGCAAACAATACAATGCGTGGAATTGAGAAAAAAGAAGCAGCTCTGCAGAACGCATTTGCTGAAGCGCAAAATATGGCTTCACGCCTTAGTAATACAGGTGTTTACAATTTATTGCTGCCTCCTGCAATAGGTGGCTGGCTTGACAGAATGAAGGCTGAATCTAATGTTCCGGTTGATTCTGACCTTGATTATTCAGGCGGTACGATAACTGTTATTATTGGAGGGTCGATGCTTGAAGTGCAGAGTAAATACAGTAAACTTGTTGGGGTGTTATCGTGAGACTAAATGATATAACAGCAGCTCAGTGGACAATCAACATGCTGGATCCAGATCAAGTTGTAGCAGATGCTGCTGTGATTAATCAGCGGATTGAAGTACTGTTTGCAACTCCAGAAGGCTCGATCCCGGGCGCACCAGAAAAAGGACACAGGCTGGAAGGAATCATTGACAGACCGCTATTTGAAGCAGTGCCGGACTTAATAAAAGAAGTTTACAGGGCTATTCCTCTCTGGATCCCTGAAATTAAGCTTGTCAGTGTAAAAGTGAAAACATTTGCTGAAACAGCCTCTGCACAGATAAAAATAGTATGGAAATATAAAGAAAAAACGGGAAAAACAGAGGTTAAATATGTCAAATAGTATACCTGAACCAAGTTTTATAGAGAGAGACCAGACAGCATCCCTGCAGCGGATGGTGGCTGACTGGGAAGTTCAGACAGGGCAGAGTCTATCTGAGATGGATCTGTTCTATATTGCTTTCCAGGTTGTCGCAAATGAGCAGCTTGTGAAATCGTGTGAAGTGCAGAATGCAGGGTTGCAGAATCTGCTTGAATATGCAACTTTTCCAATGTTGGATGCTTTGGGAGTTCTTAAGGGTGTGACACGCCTGAATGATGAAACTGACAGCAGATTCAGAGAAAGGATAAAAACAGCTTGGAACATGACTGCAGCGGGAAAATCTCTCGGAACTTATCTTTCATGGTCAAAGTCAATTTCAAATGATATTTTAGATGTGGGATTCCATTCTCCGCTTAATAGTGGTGTTGCAAAACTCTATATACTTCATTCAGAACACTGGACCAAACAGCAGCTTGCAGCGGAAAAGTTTCTTGCTGATGCTGATAAAACAAAGATCGATAGTGTAAATCTTGAAGTAATAATTGAAGAGCTGCTTGAAAGTGTTCGTCACACTTGTCAGACCACAAAGGAAAGACCGGGAACCGATAAGGTTGAAGTGTATCTCCCTGAAAAGGTAGAGTATGAGCTAGAGGTTGAAATAACAGCTCTGAAATCCGCTCCTCCGGACATTAACGCTCTTGAAGATATACTCAAATCGGCAGCGGAACGATACACAGAAAAGAGAAGCAACTATCTCGGTGGTGGTGTGATCCGTTCGCAGATCATCCAGGAACTGAAGTTTCCGGGTGTGTATAAAGTTGATGTAAAAAAACCAGTAGCAGACATTGAGCTCTCATTTAATCAGTTCCCGGTTTGCTCTACCATAAAAGTAACAGTTGAGGAACTGAAAGATGTTTAATCTACCCTCCTATTTTCAGCACCCGTACTGGCAGGCTTTTTTTAGTGCTGTCAAAAATGAGATTGACAGGATTGATACGAAGCCTCTTGTAATTTATTTTATAGATAGCTGCAGCGAGGAAGTTTTGCCGTTTCTAGCACGTGATTTCAACATTCACAATGCAGAGTGGTCAATAGCCGATACTATCGAAAAGAAAAGAGAACTGATAAAAAATGCATGGGAGCTGCATCTTTATAAAGGTACTATGCACGCAGTGAAAAGAGTTCTTGAACTGCTTAACTATACCAAAGTTTCAAAGATAGAAGAGTGGCATGAAATGGGAGGCAATAACAACAAGCCTTTCTCTTTTTCTGCTGAAATTGACGTGTCAGAAACGGGGCAGACAAAGCTTGAATGGGATATGCTATTTTCACTCATCAATGAATACAAAAGAGCAGTTGATGGCTATTCAATGACAATTAAGCTAAACAATGCACCCGGAGAGATTGAAGCGGCAGCATCAACACAAATTTCAGAATTTATTATAACAAAATAGGAGGGCCAAATGGCAGATTATGAGACAAAAATCACAACCGCTATGCTTGCAAAACTTGCAGCAGCGGGAGCAGGAAACAACCTACTTCTGACTCACATTGCAGTGGGAAGCAATGACACGATTCCGGATACTGCAGCAGCTGGTCTTGTGGCACCGGAATATGAATCCTCAATCAATAACAAAGGTCACGTTGAGGATTCCGGAAATTTCTGGACGGATATTCTTATCCCGCCTGAAACAGGAGATTTTTATATAAGAGAAGTCGGCCTTTTCGGCAGACTGAAAAATGAACCGGAAACAACAAAAGAGCTACTTGCAGTTGCAAGAGTAGCGGAAACCTATAAACCACTTTTAGCATCCGGATCAAACAAATACATTGGCATCAAAATGGAAATGTCTGTTACTCAGTCAGATGCTGAAAACATCAATTTCACAATTGATCCCAGTGTGGTTATCGCAACGGTGCAGTATGTCCAGGAGAACTATGTTTCACAGTTGGCACTTCTTGATCATGCTGTTAATGCAAACAGAATGATCTTGGAAAATGCAGAGAATATTGGAATGATAAAAACATTATTGTAAATTTAAGGAGTCAACTATAAATAATGAAATTATTTTATAATACATTTCTCCTTTTTAGTAAGGATTGCAAAAATTATTCTGAGGAGTTTATTACAAAGAGCAATCATTGCTTTTCTATGTT